CAACCAGGAGAAGAGACTGAAACTCAACCAGATGCTGACCTTGACACCCCTTCTTACAACCAAGACAGCGTAGAAGCAGTTACTGATCAGTCTCTTCAGGAAGCAATGCAGGACATTGCATCTGAGCATGAATACCATGAATCTCGTTACGTTGAAGTCCCTGATGTTGACCTAAAGCACGTCATTATTGACCCTAAAACTGTCAATGCAAAGGCACAACAATACTGGAATGAGTATGTGCATCCTATCAACCCAGAGTTGTCTCTTGACTGGTCTGTTGCTGATCAAAACTACAGCAACTTCAAGAAAGATTGCACCCGTGAGGTGTCATATCTCCAGAAAGAGTTTGAGTTGAAGAAATCTGCAGCAGCATACGCTCGCGAGTCCATCTCTAAGACAGGTGTGCTTGACACTGCCAAACTTCACCAGTATCTTTATAATGAAGACCTCTTCAAGAAGGTTACTGTCCGTCCTGATGGCAAGAATCACGGTCTGATCTTCCTTCTTGACTGGTCTGGGTCTATGGCAGAAGCAATTCACGACACCTTCAAGCAACTGCTGTCGTTGTGCTTCTTCTGCCGTAAGTCTGGCATCCCATTCAGTGTTTATGCCTTCGTAAACGATGCATCATATGCTGATATTCGTAACTACGATGAGCCAGTTGGAGAGGAGATGACCTTCTACATCGGCAGGCACTTCCACCTTGTTGAATTCCTTAACAGTGACCTCAACAACAAGATGTTTGACAACTATGCTCGCGATCTCTTCCGTGTTACTCAAATGTATGAGCAACGCTATGGAAACCGTCGTCCATTCTTTGAGCGTCCTGTCCCTGATTGCCTTCCTCCTCACCTCCACCTTGGTGGCACCCCTCTGAATGAGGCACTCTTCGCTCTGCAGACACTGATTCCTGCATTCACTGCTAAGCATGGCGTTGAGAAGTGTCACGTCAGTGTCCTGTCTGATGGTGAGAGCAACTGGTCTGGTATCTGGGTCAAGTCCTCTTATGATGACGAGATTCATCGCTCTGCAATGCGTGGTAGCGAGGCAATCCGTTGCCGTAAGACTGGTCGCACCTACAACTATCCTAAGTGGGGCAACTACCTGACTGAAACTATCCTTCGCTACCTGAAGGGTCGTTTCCCTGAGTGTAACTTCACTGGTTTCCGTATCGGCACTCCTCGTGAGATCGGATACATCATCTCAAATTTCAATACCCTGACATCTAAGGAAAAAGCAAATGTATCTGCTACATTTAAGAAGCACAAGTCTGCATCTGCACCGATGATGGGTTATCAAGAATTGTTTGTGATTCAAAGTAGCAACCTCAACGCTGATGTAGAGTTTGATGTGGAGGAAGATGCAACCAAGGCACAGATCACTCGTGCTTTCAAGAAGACCCTCAAAGCAAAAGCAAACAACAAGAAGATTCTCTCATCCTTTATCACCCAAATTGCATGAATATCTTTGCAGTAGATGATGATCCAGTCTTGGCAGCGACTATGCTGCCAGACAAACACATCGTAAAAATGCCACTAGAGTGCTGTCAAATGCTCTCTATTGTATTCAGTAAGTGGTATCTAAACCACGGTCCCGTCCTCAAGAAGGATGGGACTCCTTATCGTACAGAGAAAGGTGCATTTCGTAATCACCCATCAACCAAATGGGTAGCAGAATCCGACCACAATATCCAGTGGTTACTGCAACATGGTATTTCTCTGTGTGAAGAGTATACATATAGATATGGAAAGAAACATTCATGTCACCCATCACTGGTGCTCGCTGCACTAACGTATCAGCATGGGTGTCCAGACGATCACACACCGTTTGCTCGTGCTATGCCTGAGCAATGGAAATACGATGAGGATATAGATACCATCACTGCATACCAACGCTATGTGGCAAGCAAACCATGGGTAGCATCCAACTACCTGCGTGTGCCAGATAGAAAACCGTCATGGGTGGACTACTATTCCTCTCAGGCGTGTGTATAATAACTGTATACACAACAAAGAAACACACATGGCATTCGCACCACACCCCGTGACCACCGACGACATCATCAACTACCTTACAGTTAAGCACGGCGAGGAAGTCGGCACTACGGAATTGCTTGGTGCTGCTGAGCACTTCTCTTGCTCCTTTGCCACTGTCAAGAAGCGCCTCAAGAATCACAAGTCTGGCATCGGCAAGTGGAATCTCTCTGTGCAGGAAGTCCGTCAGCAACTTGAGACTGTCGTGAAGGCAACTGAATCACTCATCCCTTCTAAGGACGCCAATTATGTACCCTTTGGCAACGCTACAGATCTTAAGAAGATTATTAAATCCAAGATTTTCTACCCAACTTTTATTACTGGACTTTCTGGAAACGGTAAGACTCTCGGAGTCGAGCAAGCATGTGCCCAACTCGGACGTGAGTTGATCCGTGTCAACATCACTGTAGAGACTGACGAGGATGACCTCATCGGTGGTTTCCGTCTCGTCAACGGTGAGACTGTGTGGCACAACGGTCCTGTGATTGAAGCACTTGAGCGTGGTGCTGTCCTGCTGCTTGACGAGATTGACCTTGCATCTAACAAGATCCTCTGTCTGCAGTCCATCCTTGAGGGCAAGGGTGTCTTCCTGAAGAAGATCGGTCGTCAGGTGTCTCCTGCTGCTGGTTTCAACATCTTTGCCACTGCTAACACCAAGGGTAAGGGTAGCGATGACGGTCGTTTTGTTGGCACCAACGTGCTCAACGAAGCATTCCTTGAGCGTTTCCCTGTCACCTTTGAGCAAGAGTATCCTGCTCCCTCCCTTGAGACCAAGATGCTCAACAACTACTGTGCTGAGTTGCAGTGCTGTGACGATGACTACATCAAGAATCTGGTTGCATGGGCAGACATCATCCGTAAGACTTTCAGGGATGGTGGTGTCGATGAGGTGATCTCCACCCGTCGTCTTGTCCACATCATCCGTGCTTACAGCATCTTCTCTGACCGTGTGAAGGCAATCAAGGTGTGCCTCAACCGTTTCGACGACGAAACTAAGCAATCTTTCATCGAGTTGTATGATAAGATTGATGCTGACGTGGATGTATCTGTTGACAATCCTCTCAGTCTCTGATATTCTTTATAGATAATCTCTTTTTATTATGGCAAACAAGTATAACGAAGACGAGATCATCAAGGAGTTGCAAGACTACATCGGGGATACCTACAGGGCACACTACTCCAGTGGTCCTGAGGGTATCCAGACCCTTGATCTCATCAATGCTTGTGGTGACGCTGAGGCATTCTGCAGGAGTAACATCCTAAAGTATGCCTCTCGCTATGACAAGAAAGGCACCGCTAGACGTGATCTACTTAAGGTGCTACACTATGCTGTGTTGCTGATTCATTTCAGTGACCAGTCCAAACAAATCGAAACTTACCCCCAGTAATTATGCAACCTGAAGCAAGACAAACAGTTAAACTGAGCAAGCAAACCATTGAGGTGCTTCGCAACTTCAGTGCTATTAACAAATCTATTCTTATTGAGGCAGGTAAGTTTGTAGAAACGATGTCAGTCAATAAGAATATCATCGCTGCTACGCAAATCCGCGAAGGCATCCCTGAAGACATGGCAATCTATGATCTGCCTCTCTTCCTTGGTGCTCTGTCCCTCTTCAAGACTCCCACTCTCTTCTTCCCTGACAGCAAGAAGGTTGTGATCTATGACGAAGACACCAAGGGTAAGACCACCTTCTACTACAGTGACCCTGAGATCATCGGTAAGGTCCCTGAGTTTAACCCTGACCTCCCTGACCCTGAGTTGTTTTTCGACCTGCCACAGCAGGATCTGGAGCAACTGATGCAGGCATCTAAAGTCTATGGTGTGGAAGATCTCTGCATCTATGGTTATGAAGGTGAGTATAGTATCTGTGTGAAGGACAAGAAGAATGATACTTCTAATGTCTTCTCTCTGCCACTCAAGAAGGTCACCTTCCACGAGCCTGGTCAGATGACACCTGAGCGTATGACATTCTGCTTCTGTTTCAAGGTTGAGAATTTGAAACTGCTGCCTGGCAGTTACCATGTGTGCATTTCTAAGCGCAATATTGCCAACTTTACCAGTCTCTCCAACTCTTCTCTTAATTATTTCATTGCGCTTGAGCCCTGATTATGAATGATAAATTGTTTCT